ATCCATAATACTGTTACACTTATCCCATAGCTCTGGTTCTATTATTATTAAGTCTGGTCTGTATCTTCTGTATATAGTGCTTTCATCAGTATTTATTTTTCTCTTTGACCTAACACTTGGTGTTATATACTTATTCATAATAAGTTCACCTTTATACAGAGGCTGACGTATAAACCTACGAAGTGCAAATATGCTCATCTTACCGCCTCTATAAGTTCTAATGTCTCTTTCTATCCAATCCTTTGCTATACTACTTAATCCCTCTCCATCTGCATATCTTGTAAAAAGCTCCCTTAATAGTTCTGCTTGGTCTTCTACAATTGTAGCCTTGCTTGTGTCTTTAGAATCCCTTTTATAACCAAACACATCACCAGGCACTCTACCTAACTCTGACTCATATCTAATTCTTAAACTGTTCTGCAAGTTATTGTGTAATGCATTTGAATAGTTCTCTGCCATCATCCCTAAAATAGATAGCATTGTTCTGTCTTTCTCTTTACTTGAATCTAAGCCCTCAGTTATAAACACAACATTTATATTGTTTTGTTTTAAGTCCTCTATTAGACTTAAGAAGTCTTCTGCATTTCTGCTAAATCTCTTACTATCTTTAAATAAGAGTGTGTCATATTTACCATGTTTAGCATCTTCAATCATTTGCATAAACTTAGGACGCTTAGTCACTAAAGTACCTGACCTCTGTTCATACACTTCACCCACCAGCTGATAGCCTTCTTCCTTATGACTCTCTATCCACCTGTTAAACATCTCTCTTTGAGTTATAAGACTTGTCTCTTGTTCCTCATGCTTAGTTGATACACGACCATAACCACATACTTTTTTTAATGTCTTCATTTGTTTTCTCCTTTTTCTTCAGAATTTGATGGATTGTAACGCTGTTTAGAAGAGGCATCAAGCTCTTTTTCTACAAACACTGGTACAAACACTGAAAGTAGTTCATCAATTAGTACAGCTGGTTCATTATCATTTATTACTTCATCAATTAGTACAGCTGGTTCATCAATTAGTACAGCTGGTTCATCAATTAGTACAGCTGTTTCATTATTATTCATTACTGTATCCTCCTTAATTTTTCTAAGAAGAGACACATAACAGCTGTGTTACATAGACTTACCCCCTGTTCTTTACATCTGTCCCACTATAAACTCATAGTTCTATTATCCTCTCACTGTATGTCTATTCATTTTTCCTTACAGCTGACATTCATAGTAGTTTCATTATTGATATATAAGTTACCTTTCCTTACCAGCTGTCTATATATACTTACCCCTACAGCTGTTTTTACAGCTGACCCTATGTTATATGAATCATTGCAAGTTTGTAGAATAGTTGTACTATTATGTAATTATTAAAGTAGTTTTTAAAATGTACTATATGTTTTTAATTTTTACTTATTGCTTCATTGCATAAACCTATGCTTATAAGTCCCACTTTTAACTATGTCATATGAATCATTGCAAGTTTGTAGCACAGTTGTACTATATGTAGTGAAGTGTCATAGTCTTATTATGGTCACATACTGCTTATTTAGTTTTTAAATGTCATATGATACCCTTTACAGTTTGTCGATGAATCATTGCAAGTTTGTAACGATATACTATTGTTTGCTTACACATAAACCACAACTGTTTTATTTTTATTATTCACTGCTTTTGTTTAACTTTTTATATGTTGGTAATGCAAATCACTGTTTGTAGAATTGAGGTCATATACTGCTTTAATATATTAGGCTTATGTATTATTTTTATATAAGTATGCTATATGGTTCACTCTAACTATGTATCATTTACTTGTATGGGAGATAAAATAAAAAGAAGCCTACTGTTTAAACCAGTAAGCTTCTCATCTGTGTACCTTGCTTTAATTGTTATGCATGCTTAACTCTGTCTCTTTCCTCTGCTCTCTTAGCACTGTTCCATGTATTCAGTGCTCCAGTTAAATAGCCTGTAATTCTACGAATACGTTCAAACTGTATTCCTTTTCCTCTTGTTCTTTCTGATACTGCTTTCATCTTTAAACCTCCTTATTTTATTACAAGTTTCTGTCCTACATATAGGATGTTAACATTTTTAATATTATTGTCTTTTGCTATTTTCTGATATGTAGTTTTATATTTCTTTGCTATTGCTGATAATGTATCTCCTGCCCTAACTGTGTAAACCACTTCTGATTGCTTTTGTTCAGGTAAATTTACTGTTTGTAATAATTGTTCTGTTGATATCTCTACTGGTTTAGTTTGATTAGTTGAACTATTGTTTGTTTTATTTGCTTTATTTGCTTTTATGATTTCATTTGCTTTCTCACAGATATCCCCTAAATGCTTATAAACATAATCACCCGGACATGACTTATTTGCAAACCATCTGTGAACAAGTATGTTTTGTTCTGATGGGTTACCTACAAGACTTGGGTCTGCTTTCCATTTTAATTCTCCCATATTATTTCTGATTGCTATGTCTGCCATTAAATTAATTAAAGAATTGTAAACTTTATCATTGATTTTATATGGGTGTTTTGGTTCACATGCCATCTCTATTGTTATTGCTTCATAGTCTACTCCTTTTACTCCTCTGGCTTTTTGTGATTTGTTAGGTGTTCCTCCTACAAATAAACCATAGCTATTCTTAATTTCTTTGTTTCCTCCAGTTGTCCAAGCTCTATCTGCTTCGCTAACTGACTGACCTATACTGCCATCTACTCCTATCACATACTGACAACTTGCTCCACAGTCTGTTGTGAAGTGATCTACTCCTTGTTTCATCTGTACCTGTCCTACGTAGACATGTGGAATTATGTAATTGTTCTGTTTGTTCTTAACTGTAGTTTTATTTTTAGTTAAGTTTATATAAGTTACTAATTTAGATTTCATTAATTTGGTCTCCTTTCTGGATAGTAATAGTTATATACTCCAACTGCCCAATTTTAAGTTTTAAAACTATATAAACTATTGATATCTATGTTATAAAAATGGTATAATACAATATTAAATTATGACTAAATATCAAAGGTGTTATGTATATGAATGAAATTGAAAAGCAATTAGATGGGTATTGCTATAAATACAAAATTCCTAAGAAATATTTATTTGATATACTTGAAGACCAAAAAGTAGTTCCTATGATAAGAGGTAAAGCTACTGAATACCAAGTGTTCACAATTTTAAAACAAATTCTTAATTCACATGAATGGGTAGTATCTAAATTAAACATCAATGCCCAGACTGGTATGCACGATGAAGATGTTACAATAACACATCAGCGTACTGGTGTTATTATTAAAGTTGAATGTAAAAATGCTACTCGTGGTAGTATGAAAATAAGTGCAAGGTCTAGAATTACAGTTCCTAAATGTACTATTAAGTGTCATAAGTCAAGAAGTGACTTATCAAAGGCATTAACCACAAATGATAGATATTTAGTTGGTGACTTTGATATTGTCATTTCAAATCTATCAAATGCAGTTATTGCAGGAGCAACTTATTCTGAAAACTTTGAACTAATACCTGATGAAACTATGATTGCTAAACTTGCATCTTATTATAATTGCAAGCCTGAATACCAACCTATCTTTGACGCAGCCTTTAACGACTGGCGATTTGCATTTGCTACTGATATTGCTGAAAATGGTGTTATTCCTAGAACACCAACTGTTCTACTTGAAAATGATCCTGTATGGAAACCAATTAATAAAATAACAGAAAACTTAGAAGCCTTTGCACGTTCACAACGCTCAAGAGCTAAAAGACGTTAAAAAGAGGAGCCTTTAGGCTCCTCTTATTTTTATTCATAGTTCAGTATAAACAACTCTTTGCCTTTATCTCTTTCTCCCTTATGACCATCTGCTAATTTTTTACCGTTCTTTTGATCATCAGTTCTTGCTATACAATAATTCCACTCTTTATTATACATGTAAGGCATAAACTCATAAAGTTGTTTTATTTCATCACAATTGTCATAAGTTATAAATATCTTAAGTCTTTTATAATTCCTTTTGATACACTCAACTAATTCCAAATGATCTTCTCTACTAAAATATTTAGTATAAAATTTATCTTGGTCTGCATTGAAATATGGAGGATCTATAAAAGCTAATGAATTTTTAGGTAATTCATCTATAACGTCTATAGCAGAACGACACTTCAATTCTACACCCTGTAGCTTCTCACTTGTCCTTCTAATATTTCTAGGCCAGTTCTTTGGTGTCATGGAATACTTCTCACCATATCCAAAGTACATATTTTCAAATTTCATTATCCCACTATAACTAATTCTATTCAGATAAAACCACCTAACTGCTGATTCTAATTCATTTGTTGGCTTATATTCATTTTTGTAATATGTATGACTCTCTTTACTTGGTTCTCTAAAAGTACTAAGTAATTCAATCATTTCCTCAGGTCTATCCCTAATTATCCTATAAACCAACATAATATCTTCATCTAAATCATTAAGTATATTTATTTTACTCTTTTCTTTATAGAAAAATATACTTGCTCCACCAGCAAATGGTTCACAGTATACCTTTGTATCTATTAGGTGTTCTGCTATTAACTTTCTTGCATAAAACTTTCCACCTGCATATCTAAAAGGACTATTTATTTCTGCCATAATAAAAGCACCTCCCAACTGCTCTATTGTATCAGAACAGTTTAGGAAGTGCAACATTTAATTTTAGACCATATATCTTTTTATGTCAATAGCAAACTTGATACCAATGTCCTTTATGAGATATGATAAGTGGCACTTCACCAGCATCAGGCTGAGGATTACTATCATCTAACTGTCTCCACTTTACCCAGTAAAATTTATCTTTATTCTTTAAACAACAACCACCTCTGTCATAACAAGGTATCTCTATTGTTCTACCTTTATGAAATAAAAATATTTTCATAAAGTTTACATACTTAATTATTCTATGCCAATTATTCTTCCAATCATATGAAAGCATTTCTGGTGTTATGTATGAATCTTCATTTATCTCTGTTATAAAATATCCTTCTTCGTCTAGGTGATCTGGATCTCCTGCATATAAATCTACACCAAATGAAGTTGTTCTAACTTGACTTAAATCAAAGTCACTTGCATCAATTGTAACTTTTGAAAGCATATTACAATTGTTATACATTGTTCCTCTAAATGTATGAATCTTATTTAATGCATTAATATGACTTAACTTATAACAATCCTCAAATGTCGTATAGGAAGGTCCACCATAATTTAAACCTTGCCAATCTACTGCTATATCAATATATTCTAGTTCATGACAATCTTGAAATGCTCCTCCATTTACTACTGTTGGTGTTCCATAAAAATCTAGTCTTTTTAATTGATCCTGTCTTTGAAATGCCCATCTATCTATAAATTCTACGTTATGACCAAAAGTTATACTCTGTAACTTAGGAATATTTGATGTATGTACAGATGCAAATGCTGATTCACCTATTCTTTTTAATGACTCTGGACATACAATTCCTTTAACTCCACTTTCTCCTACACGTTCAGCAAATGTTTCTCCTACACCTGCAAAACATCTATCTGCTATTGTTGTTATTCCCTCAGGTATTACTATTCTATATTGTGTATCTTTATCTTGTCTAAATCTAGTCACAGGCCATGCATTAAAATCTCCTTGTAATGGTTTAAAGTCATCTACACTATCATACATTGCCCCACTTCCAGAAATAACAACTTTATATAATGATATTCCAAAAGATCTATCTTCAAATAATGTAGCAATTATGTTTTTTCCCAACTCCATATAGTATTTCCCATCCATTTAAAGTCACCCCCCCTTTAAATCCAATCAGGTCTAAATATATAACCATCAGGTTTACTTGAAATGTCAGGCATACTATATTCCAGAGGTATTACTAAATTAAGTCCTGAGCCACCTGTATATTCATTAATTGCATTTATTACTCCATTAGGATTATAAATACTATTATAAACTCCTAACTTATTTAATGTTACTTGTTCATTACTACTGTTTCTTATAATACATTTAATTGTTTTTATATATCTTCCTGTTGTTTCAATTGCATCAAATTTATAGTTCCCTTTGTTTTCAGTGTCTGTATAGGGCATTATTTCTATTGTCTGCCACTTTCCATCTGTGTATTGTGTTTCTCCCTCATCATATTCTGTTTCAAAGAACTGCACCTTTAATTGAATCCCAATCTTATTGTTATATCTACTGCTTATGTTTAGTGCATCCAAACTATAATCAACTTTTATCTTGTCTGCACTCATTCCATCATTTGTATAGCTCTTTGTAAATGTACATCTACTATCAGCTCCAAAGTTTAGTTTTCCATTACTTCTTGTTACTACACCTTTGTCAACTGTAAAGCTATCAGTACCAATATTGATTATACTATTCTTTGCATATGTTTCTTTACTTGCCATTATTTGGTTCCTCCTTATCAACCGTATAATAGTTCTCTTAAATCTGTCAGTTCATCTGTTAACTCTGAGTTTGCATATGCATTTTCTTGAGGAGATAAACTAACAAATGCAGAATCTCTACTATATACTCCATTAATTGTAAGTTCTAACAATCTATTCAGACTGTTTGTTATAACATCTAAATCGTAATCTAAACTAAATGTTTTAATTAAACTCATTTGACACTTGCCATACATTCCTAAATCCCAATCTAAACCTACAACTTTATAGTATCCTGATATTGACATTGCGTTCTCACAATTTATAAATACTGTATCTGTAAGTTTTACTCTTGGGTTAAAGTATCCTTCAACTGTCATTGAGTTATTTTTAAAATTGATTAATTGTAAAATATTGTTTGCATACTTCTCTACATAAGAAGCCTCTATTACTCTGTTTGTAACTTCTAACTTGTTTTCTCCTTCTGTCTCATAAACCATACTAGTTGTGTCAAGTCTCTGACCATATATTCTTATATTAACTTTAGTAGCAGCATCAGCCTCAACACCTACTGTCATTTTGTTCTTTCCATATTTAGTTGTATTGTAATCTACACCTACAAATATGTTATCATCTTCTCCATCCACCTCAATTCTGTTTATCTTATAAACTGAATTTCCTAGGTTTATGTCACTAAAGGTGTTAATACCAGCAATTACATCTTGTTGATATAGACTTGCAAGCTGTTCTACATCTAATACATTTCCAAGACTATAGTTCACTTTTATACTGTCATAATTTACTAGTACTCCGCCTCCTGCCTCTGCACTTGTCATTATGTTAAAAGAGTAAACAGCCTCTTGCTCAGTATCATCACAACAATAATCTGTTTTTAGTTTTTCATCTCTGTCAATATAAATGTTTGTCATGGTACACTGGCTTAACCCATTTAAGCAGTTTCCCATATTCTCTGTGTCCAAGTTACTAAATTGCATTGTAGGAAATGCTTCAAAGTTTATATCTTCTTCGTCATAATCAATTTGCTTTGTTTGAGGTAATTTACTGTTAAGTTCATCTATCACATTCATCAAGTAATCCTTGATATACATTCCTGTGTTTATCTCAATTTCTGGTACTTCCTGCTTTGATATTAAACTCATAATATTTGTAGCACTTACTATTACATTGTTAGGAGTATCAGAAGTTATATTACTCTTCCAACTGTTTACAAAGTATTTTCCAAAGCTAATTTCTTCATTACTCTCTGTTATAAATAATTCTACAATAGCAGTATTATTCATATATCCATAATATGTGCTATTTTCATTTTCTGGAATTAATGCTTTATTATTGGACACAATTTCTAAATCAATTATGTTACTTGTATTAACACCTATGGGTATATTATTCTCTGCACTGATACTTTCCTTTAATTTTATTGATGACAAAAAATTAGTAGTGTTTAAGCTACTGCTACTATCATTTAAAAAGAATGAAGCCCCATTACTTAATGTAAATTTCACTTTTACAGTGATTTCACCTACAATTCCACTTGTCATTAGATATCACCCCCTATATTTGTGAACATAAACGTAATATCTAAATAATATCTATGACCATCCTGTTGAGGTGGTGTTACTTCAGGTGGTGTAAAATCATCTTGCTCATATGTAGTATATGATAAACTCTGAAAGTTTCTACTATCTAAAGTCTTAAAGCTCTTTTTATAATTGCTCTTACTATCTTGAAATACTTGATTAAATATAATTGCATACTGATCATCTCTTAGTACTTTATATTTCCAAGTTGTTTCATATATTCTACAGATAGGATTTAATATAACCTCACCTGTATTTATATTTCTTTCACTGTCTTTATTTAACCATTTTCTTTTTGTACTAAAACTATGAGGTCTTGGCATTGAAACCCCATTGATCTGAAATCTATTATCTATTGGTCTTAAATATCCGTTCATATGTTTTCCTCCTTTACAACTAGTTCTTAATTGCTTAATTTTTTATAATTATGGTAGTTTTTTAACTTGATACTAATTTTTTTTTCACCCCGAAAATGAAACCTAATGTCTACCTATATTTTTGACCCACTGCTTACTTGATTTCCAAATCAATGTAAAACTCACTTTTTATTGCAATGATTTTATCTTTTAATTTGTAGACAAAATATTTTTAGTTTGTCCTACAATTTATGATTTATAAAATCAATTCTTTTATATTGCTGAAAATACCTTTAATGTTTCTTTGTTTTTTACTACTGCTATTAAGTTTTGGTCTTAATAGTGGAAGTGGAGTGTATATCATCTATACACTCCACGTTTACTATCAGCTCATACTAAAGCCTGTATTTGCTATGTTTGTTCTGCTTGTTGAATTAGTGTTATTTAACATATTAGCAAGCTTTCTTATTCCTGACTGGTCTCCTACAAACACACCACCCTTACATACTTCAATTGTAGTTTGTCCACTATTATTATTGTTTGCTCTTAATGCTTGCGTTACTGCATTATACATTGCACTTTCCATGGCTTTAATAATCATACCTTGGTTAGCCACACCAGGATATCCACCAAAGTTACCAACTAACTCTGTGTCACCATTCTCATTAGCCATGAATATTGATCCAGTCTTAGGCATACCACCATTTGCATATCCCCTGAATCCTTTAACAATTTTAGTCTTTAAACCTTTACTTTCTGTACTTACTATACTACTAAGTTTTTCTCCTATTCCAATATCTTTTAGATTACTAAAATTAAGTTTTGTAATTTCTTTTAATTTGTCAGCTACATTTAGCTTAAAGAGTTCACTGAACCGTGTTATTAAGTTACCTAAGCCATTAGCAGCCATATTACACTGATCACTTATTGTTGTTCCTAATCCTTCAAATCCGGAGCTTATTGAACTTAGATCAACTGTCATTCTATTACTTGCCTGTGCAGAAGCCTCTTTTAGTTCATCAAAACTTGAAGATGTTGATTGTTCAAGGTTACCAAAGTTATCTGTTATACCATTAATATTATTTGTAACATTATTATTCATTGAATCAAATTCATCACTGAATGACTGTAATGAAGTATTGGTATTATCTACATCACTTTGTAAATTATCAAGCATACCATCTGTAGCATTTTTTACATCCTCAGCACTATAACCAAGTTCATCCATTTGTCTTATGAGTCTTTCAATACCAGCCTGATTTTCTTTACTTCCATTGCTCTCCCATAAGTTAAATAGCCCACCATGTGCAAATTTATCGTACCAGTTAATTTTTCCAAGTTCATCATACTTGGTTTCTAACTGTTCCATTAAGTTATCTATTTGTTCTTCTGTTAAATTTCCTTGTGCAGCTAAATTATATCTAAATGCTTGTAGTGCTTTCTCAGACTGTTCTTTTGTTATATCTTGCCCGTAAACCTTTTCAAGTGCAGCTCTTACATCATATGCCCAAGCCTCTATATCACCTATTCCAATATTTCTATCATACTCTGGTAAAAATGCATATTTATCATGTGCAGTTGAGTCTGTAATTGTACCAAATTCTCCCTTAGCAGTCTTATATGTAAGTTCAAATGCATTATCAACTTCTTTGGCAAATTCTTTTATCTGATCTTTCAGTGTTGAAAGTTCCCATGCAAGAGCAGTAATTGTGGCTGTAATTGCTATTACTGGAGTTATTGAGCTAAGTGCAGTTCCTAATGCACCACCTACACCTGCACTTGCACCTGCACCTCCTGCTCCAATTCCTAATATTTCTTTCCATAATGCAGCAGTCATTGCTGTTTTAATTGCTTTACCTGCTACTTGTAGCCCTACAGCAGCAGTCATTGTTAATACAGGATGTTCTACAAACAAATCTACAAGTTTTTGTATTGCATCTAATACACCATTAATTAAATCTGCATGTTCTGTTATAAAATTCAGAAGTTTCATTAATACTTCAAACTTTGCTTCTGCTATTTTACCTATTGTTTCAGCAGCTTTTGTTAATAGTTCAGTTATAGTTTCTTTGTTATCTGATACCCACTCTTTAATCTTATCAAGTTTTTCTTTAATCCAATCTAATGCTATTGCTAAATCATTTGCATTGTGTTCACCATCACCATTTAAGTCTGTTAAACTACTAAACACACCTTTTATAATATCCCAAAGCCCACTAAATGTTTCATGAAGTGTCTTTGCAATATCATTAAGTCTGTTCATATTTTCAGAAGCATTCTCATTCATAAACATATTATCTGCTTCTGTATCTTTGCCAAATAATGTTTTAAATATAATTGAAATTTCTTTAAGTGTAGTTAATAAATTCTCAAACTTAGTACCAAGTTCATCAACCTTGCCTTCCATTTGTTCTGGTGTTAACTGTATCCAATACATTGTTATTTCATGAAGTTTCTTACTCCAAACATCTAATTTACCATCAAGCCACTCACCAAACTTAATGACATACTTAGATAAATATTTATCGTAGAATTGCTGAATATATGGAGCTATTCTCTCTAATATAAGGTTTATAGTAGAAACTGTGTTTGCTATATTCCTTGTAAACTTTTCAAATAAACTAGAAAAGTCTAGGTCATCTCCAATACTCCATAGAAGACCACCTATTATCTTAACTACATTCCCTACTACTTGTATTAAGCCAATGAATGTAGCTTTTATGTTATCTCCAATTTGTTTTAAGTTATTTTCTAGCTCATTCCAGTCTATTAATCTACCTGTTTGCTTTCTAATAAATTCACTGATTGATAGCTCAGCATCCTTCAACATTTGAATAAGTTTTTGTCTACACTCTTCAATGAAGTCAGCATCATATTTTGCAAGTTCATCTGCAAAGTCATATCCACCAAGAAGTGATGAGTAATCAAAATCACTTCCTGTACCTGCATCAGAACCACTTGAACTTGACATTGTACTAATGTGATCTAATTCATCAAGTGAACCTTTGGCTTTACTTGCAGCCTTACTCATTTCATCAAGTGCTTCTGTCTCATCTTCTACTGGTGATGTATCTACTGTTCCTCCACCATTTAAGTTAGCATCAAGTTTCATCTTGATACCTAAGAACTCACCAAGTTGAATAATTAACTGTCTTATGTAATATACAATATAAATTAAAGGTTGAAGAACTTTACTAAACAGTCCAAGTGCTAAAGTTCCTAATGTACTCTTTAAGCCAGCTAATTGTGAACTTAATACTCCTAATGAACCAGTTGTTGTTCTTAGAGACTTTGCATAATTCTCCATTGAATATGCTTCTTTTGATGTGAACTGTTCCATAATAGCAGCATATCTTACATATACACGCTGTTGTTCAGTTAACTTACTGAAACTTGTTGAAATGTTTGCAAATTCTCCACCCTGAGCCTTCAACTTCTTTAAGTATGCATCCATCTGAGTTTCACGAACAGAAAGACCCAAGTCATCAATGGCTTGTGTCATGCCCTTCATACCAGATTGAATTTTACTCATTACAACATCAAACTGTAAACCAGAAATGGATGACAGCACCATACCTACAGATTCAAGGTTTCTTGCACCAACCTGTACGTCTCGTGAAGTCATACCAAGTCCATACATAACTGCTGTAACTTCTCTTAAGTTTGAAATAAGGTCAGCAGCACTTAATCCAAATGCTTTTTCCATATTATTAGCCCACTCAATTGTTGATTGTGCCAATTGAGTACCTAAAAGCATATTAAGTGTTTGTATGGAACCTAGAAGTTTTTTACCCTGCTGAATGAATTGATTATTATAAATTTTATTGAATGCACCAGCAACTAAATCTATTGCTGATTTTAATTCTGTAAAAGAACCTTTTAATAAATTATTCTGTCTATGTGTTAAACCAATTCTATCACCTAAGTTACCAAATAGTTGAATAATTCTCTGAACTGTATGTATTGCACCATTGAACACACTAATAATTGTACTTACAACTTTATGAAGTACATTATTAACTGTTCTTATTACTCCTATTACATTTCCTATTGCATGCTTAATAGAGTTAGTGACCTCACTAACTTTATTTCTTAAGTTCTCATATGCCTTCTCTGTGTTCTTTACTTCTTCTTGTTGTGCATTATCAGCTAAGTCATTAATTGAATTACTAAATGCACCTTCAGGAACACTTATGCCTGAATCATAATTAAAATTACCACTTAAGCTCTGTTTTAATATTGCTATTCTCTTTAGGTATTCATAGAATAACTTGATTCTCTCAATAGCATCATTATTAAACTCTGTTGATAATGCTGTTGTAGAATCATTTATTACAGCAGGTAATTGCTTTACATCAGGGTCATACATATTAAAGTTATCACCCTTGACATAAGGTTTACCTACTGGTACAAGTGCAAACTGCTTTTTAATTTGTTCTGCTATTCCACCTACAAGTGTAAATCCGTTAACTGTGTTACTAACATACTGAACAGTTGTTTGCACAGTTTTTTCAACTGTGTCTGATGCTTGCTTAACTTGCTTTGTTATATTATCTACTACTGTTTTAACTGCATCTTCAACAGGTTTAGTTGCTTGCTTAACTGAATCTGATGTTTGCTTTGTAATATTACTTAAAGCTTCTTTATATTGTTCAGTAGCATTTTTCATTTTTTCTACTGCTTCTTTATTATTTAATATTGGGTATTCTTTCTTTAGTTCTTTAATATCTTTATTGTTTATGTTGTTAAATCCATATAGAAGCCTAAGATTTTCAAAATCTTTACTCTTGTCATTAAATCCACTAATAAAATCGTATTTTCCACCACTTAATGCCTTAGTAAATTTTGTATCATTAATACCTAAAAACCCTGCAGCATTCTTAGGAAGTGCTGTTTTTAATCCATTTTTATAAGCTTCTATTACACTCTTTAGATATTCTGCAACAAAATTGTTTGGATTTATTTTTTTAAGTTCATCAAGTAATATATTACTGCTTTCTTTTTGTTTTAATGATTTTAAAATTTCTTCTTTTTCTATAGCCTTTTTTAAATGCTTTTCATCAATACTCTTGTTTATTTCATCTATGCCTTTTCCTTCTGAAATCATTGTCATTATATCATTTATCATACTACTATAATCAAAATGTTTTTGTATTGTCTCATCATATTTTTTTAAGTATTCTTGTAATATTTTTCTTGCTTCTATTTCTCTTTTAAATGTTTCTGGATTAGTAACCCAACCACTTCCAGTATCAATTTTATGTAATAGTTCTCCTAGTTGATCTAATCCAGTTTCTGATATTGTACCATTACTTACATCCTTGTATTTATTTATTAACTTTATGTATTCATCTATTTGTTTTTGTGTGTTTGCATCTATAAGCTCTTTTCTAACAAATCCTTCTGAAATCAAGTGAGTTTTAACATCATATCCTTTTTCTAAAATTCTAGATTTAGATAATAATTGTTTAATCATATCTTTATCTAGACCATCTACAACTTCTTTAAATCTTAATTTTCTATCCTCAAGTGCTTTTTCCCATTCACCTTTGTCATCATGACTTGTTCCAGTATTAATATTTGCACTGTGTATATCTAATCCAAGATCTTTAAATAATTTAATAGACTCTATTTTACTATATCCAAGATCTTTAAGTTTAGCAATGTATGGCATTGCATCCTTATCAAGTGAACTTTGTATACTTCCTTTAATAGTACTTCTTTTTTTTGACTTTATTCCTAATGCTAATGCTAACTCTTCTAAATTGTTTATTTTTTCAAGAGCTTTTGCTTTTTCATTTAATGCAGCTGTTTCTTCTTTAACTGATTGTACATCATTTTTAAATTTATATGATTCTATATCTTTCTTTATATTCTCTCTATAGTTATTATCAATTACAAATTGTGGATTTATTTTTACTTCTGGATGTATTTCTTGCTTAGTACTTACATTAAGCCCTGCAGAATTTAATACATTAAGTGCATCCTCTCTGCTTCCACCTCTTCTTTGAAGCATACTTATATAACCCTCAGGATTCTTATTAATAGTATCCTGAAGATTTTTTCTAATTTCTTCTGATAATTCTTTAAGTCTTTCAAAGTTTTCTAACTGCTTTTTTGTTCCACTACCTTTGACATCTCTTAAACTTTCCCAAAGTTTATCATATTCTCTTATTCTACCAAGATTTAAGTTTAATTCCTCAGATAATCCTCTTGTAAAGAAGTTATCAGCCACTAAATCTTTTACTTTCTTTCCAAGACTATCAACTTCTTTTGTCTGCTCTTTAATCTGTTCTGTTTTCTTCTCTATATCTTTATCAGGCTTTACATACATCTGAGCAGCTGAAAGAGCAGCACGCATCATTGCTTCCTGCTCAGCCTCTGTTACTTTTTTAACTGCTGACTCGGTTTTAATTGCCTGCTGTTCAATATCTTTTAATTCTTTTTCAGTCTTATCTAATTGGTTATTAATGTCAGCCATTGTTTAAACCTCCATTACTATATTTTGCATCATTTGCAGCAAATACTTTTTGTAGTGCTACTGCATTTTTATAATCTTCTCTTGTCATTTCTCCTAATGGTGTATCAATTATTTCATCAGGATTATGTAGTTCTTCAATGTCAATTTGAGGTGCTTTCTTATCTAATTTACCCCAGACTGCTCCACCTATCATTGCAGCTTGGCTATGTGCTAACTGCATTTGTCTGTTATAATCAAACACCATCTTCTGCTGTATTGCATCAAAGGCTTTATACATGTCCCTAGTTGTTAAACTCCAAAACTCTGAATATGACATACCTAAAGACATTAACTGCATACATAAATGCATATAAAAATCACTTAAAAATTTATACTGTCTTATATCTTCAAAAGAACCTGTTATATCAGGTTTTTCTATATTATCCTCTTCATCAATTTCATTATCTTCTACTTTATATCCTAAGAGTATATCCCTTATTTCTATAAAGATTTTTTCAATTGTATATCCCTCACTGAATAATGAATCTATAATTTCACATATTTCTTTTTCCTGCATATCTTTATAAAATATGCTAAAAATAAGAATTAGATTGCTCATACTAAAGTTTTCAAATAGGCTTAATACATTAATATTGGTTCTTTCCTCAAAATCTTTTATGTCTTTTAAATAACATTTATTGACCATAATTCTCACCTAAATATAAAAATAGGGAGATAATGCTGATACTCATTATCTCCCTAGCACTATTCTTAGAAATTATCTGTATCTTCTGTGTCTAATGAAGCAAACCCATTTACATCAACCTTGACTGATTCATTTTCTTTAAGTTCAGTGGTTTGTGCCTCAGGAGTTTTAAACTCTACAATTTTGCTTTCATCATCATTTTTCTTTGTATTTGCTTTCAACTGATTTCTTATTTCATCAATTGAAAGTCCTGTACCTTCAAATATATTGATATCAGCATTTAATTCTTCAAGTATCTGAATTACTAACTCAATTACTGAATGTTCTGCTAAGAACCTATCAGCAATCTCACCTGCTTTCTCTTCAGTACAATTGTTATTACCTGCTGAAATAAGTATCAGTATTACATTCATGGAAAGTTCTGAAAGTTCAGTAACAAATTCAAGTATGCTCTTTTTGTGATATTTTTTCTCACATTGAGCAACAGCATAACAACCAAATTTCATGGTTAACAGTCTCTTCATTTCTTTATCCTCCTATTTAGTTATAGAGGGAGAAAACACTAAATGTGTCTCTCCCTCTAAACAATAATTGTTTACAACAATTATGCAGTTGGTAAGGTAGCAGCAGAAGTAGCTCCAGTAATCTTGAAAGTAGTATTAACAGTAAATGCACCGTCAACTTCTACTCCCTCAATTGTACAGCTCTTAACCTTTGCATCACCCTTACGACCAACAGCCTGAGTACCATCTTTCTTCAGAATGAAGAACCCTACTTTAACATCGGTATCATTATCAATGTACCCCTGCATTGTAGAATACTCAGTATCTGTTAAGTGCTGTGTTACCTGTAGCTCACCATAATCAATGGTACCATACTCAAATTCCTTACCATCTGAATCGAAGTCTGTAACGTCGATTTCAGTAGGCTCAGCAGTAGGTACGGTAAAAGT